AAAACAATCATGTCAATCAAATCAACAATCGCTGCTGTTGCAGCATCTCCATTCCTTCTCGCTGGTGCAGCTTTTGCTGGTCCATACGTGAATGTAGAGTCTAACCTTTCATATCCTGATGGTGACTATTCTGCAGCAACTACAGATGTACATATCGGTTACGAAGGTACAGTAGGTGCTACAGGAAACATTGCTTACTATGTCCAAGGTGGTCCTTCACTAGTTCATTCAGAAGTTGCTGACGATACAGAGACAGAAATCTCTGGTAAGATCGGTGCATCTGTACCTGTTAGCGAAGATCTAGGAGTCTATGCTGAGCTTTCTGGTGCTACTGCTGGCGAAGACAGCGATGGCGACACCATCCGTAACTGGGGTGCTAAAATCGGTGCTAAGTTCACATTCTAAATAGGATTGAGACATCGTTCGTGCGGTCTCTACAATCGGAACATACAGGAGGGGTTGCGACCCCTCCTTTTTTATGCTATAATTTCAAAAACAATATGTTCTTATGAATTTCACTGTATACACACGTGGTGGTTGTCCATACTGCACACAAGTTAAGCAGGTACTATCAGCTAAGGGATATACTTTTACCGAGAAGGTATTAGATCAAGATTTCGGAAGACAATCATTCTATACAGAGTTTGGATCTGGATCCACATTTCCTCAAGTAATAATGGATGGTAAGAAACTTGGTGGTTGTACTGACACAGTAAGATATTTGAGAGAACAAAATCTCATCTAAATAAAAATAGCTGGGAGATACTTATGGAAATTGCACTCGTTGTACTAGGAATAGTTGGTGCTTTTATACTTGGTATTACGGTATCATGGTTAGCAAAAGGATACGTTGAAGATTACATCGAAAACGCTGCCTATGCTAAAGGTGTGATTCATCCAGAAATGCTGGATGAAAATGGAAACATCATACATGATGAGTTAATCTATCTTCGCACAACCTATCCCGAAGATGACTTAGAAGATGACACTGAATGATTTGGATTTAAACTATGGCTAAACAAGCAACATATAATAGTGGTAGCAAACTATTAATTTCTGAGGTTCTTAGAAAGGTTAGTAATGCTAAGACTAAAGCAGAAAAAATTAAAATACTCAGAGAAAATAACTCGTCGGGTTTACGTCAGATACTGATTATAAACTTTGATGATTCTGTTATATCTCTGATGCCAGAGGGTGAGGTACCATACACACCTAATGATGCACCTGTAGGTACTGATCACACACGACTAGAGCATGAGTCTAAAGGATTCTATAGATTCTTTAAGGGTGGTGCTAAACTTCCTTCTTTAAGAAGAGAGTCTATGTTTGTACAACTCTTAGAAGGACTCTCTGCTGAAGAAGCAGAACTTCTTGTCCTAGTTAAGGATGGACAGTTAAACAAAAAGTATAAGCGTATCACTAAGGCAGTAGTGTCTGAAGCGTTTCCATCTATTCAATGGGGTGGTCGTTCTTGAAGATTCTTCATGCGAATTGTGATCCTAAGATGGCAGATGATAAGTCGTTACCTTATACTGCTTATCTTGTTCATTATGTGGATGGTAATGATCCCAAATATGATTTAGTAATAGCAGATTCTCAAGTTAGAATCTTTGATTATTACTATGACTTATACAAGAAAGGTTTTAAATCTTTTAAACAAACTAACGGTAGAGTCAACCCAAAATTATGGACAGCAGCCCCTTCAAAAAATTCCAAAAAAGAAAACAAACCAAAGAACAAAAAGCAACCACCGTCTACTTAGATCGTAGAGCAGAGGAGAAAGTAGAAGAGGAAGAGGTTACACCGAAGCCTAGATCTACTGCTAACAAAGTTGGTGTTGTAATTGGTGCATTAGTTGTAGTTCCTGTAGGGTTTATGCTACTATGGAATTGGTTAATGCCAGCAATCTTTGGACTCCCTGTAATAGGTTACTTTAAATCGTGGGGATTGCTATTGATGTCTATTATTTTATTTAAAAATCCTAATGTTAAATCATGAGTAAAGTATGTTTAGTCTCTGTCACTCCTGACGCTGAGAAAACTATTGGATATGTTGCTAGAGTATCTAATCCAAACAACCAAGACAATCCAAAGGTTGCTGGTTTATTAAAGTATTGTATTAAGCATGGTCATTGGTCTATCTTTGAGCAAGCACATATGACGTTGCAGATTGAGACTACACGTGGTCTTGCTGCACAGATACTACGTCATAGATCGTTTACTTTCCAAGAGTTTTCTCAAAGGTATGCTGATAGTAGTATGCTTGCTAAAGAGATTCCTTTACCAGATCTACGCAGACAGGATGATAAGAATCGTCAGAATAGTATTGATGATTTAAGTCCTCTTGTTGTTCAAGATTTTAATAGCAAGATGCAGAAGCATTTTGTAGATGGGATGAAATTATATAAAGAGATGCTTGATGCTGGTGTTGCTAAGGAGTGTGCAAGATTTGTATTACCTCTTGCTACTCCTACTAAACTCTATATGACTGGCTCTGTTAGATCATGGATGCACTATATAGAATTACGTTCTTCACATGGCACTCAGAAGGAGCACATGCAAATTGCTGAGTTGTGTAAACAACAATTCATTTGTGAGTTTCCTATCATTGCTGATGCACTTGGTTGGTGTCCAGAAGAAGAATGCGATTGCCAAGTTGAATCTGAAGACCGATGCTTAGATTGGTCAGACCTACAACCTTCACTACGAATAGAATAATGCCTACCTATCCTGTAATAAATAAGAATACTCAAGAGAAGAAAGAACTCTCTATGACAATGACAGAGTATGATCAGTGGAGAAAGGATAATCCTGACTGGGATAAAGACTGGACTGCTGGTGTAGGTGGTGTCACATATGGCAAACCTAAAATGGATGATGGATTTAAAGAGGTGATGTCCAAAGTACAGGAACAACATCCTCGTGCAAACTTGAGTAGGTTTACATAATGCCAAGAGCAAGAAAGAAAACTAACGGTAACGGTAATGGTAAAGCAGCCATTAGCGGCATGAGCCCGAAGCACATGAAAAGAAAGAAACCTATTGATAGTTCCTATATGGTACCTATCAAACCATTAACACCAAATCAAGAGATTGTTTTTGACTCTTATAATTCAGGCAAAAACATACTATTGCATGGTGCTGCTGGTACGGGTAAGACTTTTATTACATTGTATCTTGCATTAAAGGAAGTACTTGACGAAACTACACCATATGATAAGATATACATTGTAAGGTCTTTAGTTCCTACTAGAGAGATTGGTTTCCTACCAGGTGACCATGAAGATAAGTCCATGCTTTATCAGGTACCTTATAAAAACATGGTAAGGTATATGTTTAGTATGCCTGATGACAATTCATTTGAAATGTTATATGATAACCTCAGAGCACAGCAAACAATTAGTTTCTGGTCTACAAGTTTTATTCGTGGTGTTACTCTTGATAACGCTATCGTTATTGTAGATGAATTTAGTAACTTGAATTTCCATGAGTTAGACTCTATGATTACTCGTATAGGAGAAGACTCTAAGATTATGTTCTGTGGTGATGTAACTCAATCAGATCTTACTAGGGAGCATGAGAAGTCTGGTATGTCAGACTTCATACAGATACTTCAGTCAATGCAAGACTTTACTTGTGTAGAATTTGGTATCGATGACATTGTTAGATCAGGTCTTGTTAAAGCCTATCTAATTGCCAAATATAATCTAGGTTTCTAATGCCATTTAATTTTATTGATGTACCGCTCAAAGAGATTGATGTTGAGCCAGTGAGTGAGAATGGGGTAAGGTTTTATCCCATACCAGGTGCGGATAAATACTATCCAAGTGTAACATCAATCACATCATTTAAAAATGCTGCTTTCTTTGCTGGTTGGAGAAAGAAGATAGGTGAAACAGAAGCTAATAGAATTACAGCACGTGCTACACAAAGAGGCACAGCATTTCATTCCCTTGCTGAAGATTATTTCAAAGATGATTTGAATACTGATAGATACTTGGCAAATAATCCATTGTCTGTTAGAATGTTTCAGTCGGCCAAGACTACTCTTGATCGCATTGATAACATCCACTGCTTAGAAACTTTCTTATACTCACATTACCTTGGACTCGCTGGTCGAGTAGACTGCATTGCAGAGTTTGATGGTGAGTTAGCAGTGATTGATTTTAAAACTTCAACTAAAGAGAAACAAGAACAATACATCGAGCACTACTATGTGCAAGAGACTGCATACGCAGCAATGTTTCTTGAAAGATCTGGTATTGAAGTGAAGAAGATCGTTACATTAATTGCGGTTGAAGATGGTTCAATCCAAGTATTCCAAAAGTACAATCTTGATGACTATTTACAATTGCTTAAATCCTATATCGAAGAGTTCTCTAATGCCAAAGGATAAGAAAAAAGATAATCCTGAAGAGAACTTCATGACATCAGCGAAGTTTTCAATGGAGATTGAAAGGTTAGTTAAAACCAGTAATGGTTTGATATCATACATTGAAGCAGTAGTTACTTACTGTAATGAAAATGATCTTGAAATAGATAGTGTCCCAAAACTTTTATCTAAACCATTGAAAGAAAGACTGAAGCATGAGGCACAGAAATTTAATTACATGAAAAAAACATCCAAAGGAGTATTACCTTTATGACTTTCTTCCAGTCAGATCAAGTGCAAACAGATTTGCAAAGTATATTTGACACTTATCAATACGTTGCTCATAAGACAGCACAGTTAGGTAAGATGAAACAATCAGATAGGTTGGAACATATAGATGACTGTAAAGTTTTAATTGACAAGCAAAGAACATTTTATACACGTTTATCATTGTCTGCTGCAGAAGATCCAGAGGCAGCTGATATGAAAGAAAGAATTAATGCATTGACTAATGCATTTGGTTATAAAGATATGTTTGAGTGTTTAGATGCTATGATAGACACTCTTGAAAAAGCTGCAAGGAATGAGATTAATGAGTAGCTTGACAGCACCTAAATAGTATGCTACGATTACTCAGTAGCAATTCATACACACAATACGGAGAATACGATTATGTCATTCGCATCACTCAAGAAGGCATCTAGTAAGGGGGATACTCTTGCTAAGTTGACTAGAGAGATCGAAAAGATTAACCAACCACAAGCTTCTAGCGGTCCCGATGAGAGACTATGGAAACCAGAGTTGGATAAGTCTGGAAACGGTTACGCAGTAGTTCGTTTCCTTCCTGCTCCTGACGGAGAAGATATGCCTTGGGCAAAAGTATGGTCACATGCTTTCAAAGGACCTGGTGGTCAGTGGTACATTGAAAACTCACTAACTACTCTTGGTAAAGAAGATCCAGTATCTGATTTGAATAGAGGTCTTTGGAACAGTGGTCGTGAACAAGACAAGGCAACTGCTAGAGCACAGAAGCGTAAGCTTTCTTACTACTCTAACATCTATGTTGTAAGTGACCCTGCTCATCCAGAGAATGAAGGAAAAGTATTCCTTTATAAGTTTGGAAAGAAAATCTTTGACAAACTTATTGAAGCAATGCAACCTGCATTTGCTGATGAGACACCACTAGATCCATTTAATTTCTGGACTGGTGCTAATTTCAAACTAAAGATCCGCAAGGTTGATGGTTATTGGAATTATGATAAGTCTGAATTTGCTGCACCTTCACCTCTACTGGAGGATGATAAGGCATTAGAGGAAATTTGGAAACAAGCATATCCTCTTGCAGAGTTTGAAGATCCTAAGAATTTTAAGACCTTTGAACAACTACAAGCTCGTTTGAATCTTGTACTTGGTAAAGTAGCTCCACCTATTGCTCCAGCACCTGTTGTTGATGAGTCACAGGAAGAGGTAGTTGCTAAACCTTGGGGTAAAGAAGTCTCTGAGTTTAGAGAGAAAGCAGTCGCTTCATCACCAGTAGAGTCGAATGAGGATACATTGTCTTACTTTGCACAACTTGCTGAAGAAGACTAATGAAGTTCCTGATACCTCTGGCTCTGTTAACGTTAGCATCACCTGCTAACGCATTAACATGGAAAGAGTTTTGGGAACCCTTTGTAGAAGAAAGTCATCACGATCATCGCCATTATCATGGTAGAAGAGTGTGTTATGATAATGTTTACAGAGAATCAAGGAACCCAGAAGGACACATTTTCTATTATTATGAGCAAGTGAGAGTGTCCTGTTACAGAAAGTATCATGACCCTCATCGCCACTACCATCACTACTATCGAGATCATATTCATCGTTACGATTGATTGATCAAACCGAAAGATAGTATAAAGAAACCCCCTTTATGGGGGTTTTCTCATATAAAATAGTGTGTAGAATTCAACACAATCCAATGTCAGGAGATTATTACACACATAATGATCAACAACCGCCACTCCCAGTAGAACAACAACGTCAGTTACAACAGAGATGTGCAGCATCTATGGCTATGGATGATATTAAAGAATCTCGGTGGTATAATACAAATTATATTCTAGAAATCGAATCTATGTTAGTCAACGAACGATACAGGACTGGTAGCCCAATGCAAGAATAATTCATATATTATTCAACTTTTAGTTCACAGAAAACCCCGAAAAAAAGTCGGGGTATTTTTTTGTCTGTAGGGTTTTTAGTATCCAGATCCACTAGAAGTGTCTGTAGTAGTGGATGTAGTAGTGGATGTTGTTGTAGTAGTGGTAGTGGTAGCAGCAGTGTTTGTAGTAGTAACTGTATTATCAACAACACTAGTAACAGTGGTAGTACCAACAACTCCTTGTACGATATTTCCATCTCCATAGTCAAATGTGACATTTCCACTAGTATTAGAGATTGCTGCTTGTATATTAGATAACGCACTTCTTCTAAATGCATCTCTATCCAAGAATGCAGATGCTAGTGAAATATGTGTCTTTTTACGTCCAAAGTCATCAACTTCGTCATGAGGTTGATAATCAACTAAATCCTTAAATTGCTCTTCATAGAAATCAACTAATCTACTTGTTGGTATTGAAATTAACCGACTTTTTTCATTTAAGTAAGATTCGTGTTCATAGTTTGTTACTGGATATACTGATAATTCCTTAGCTAAAGCATTTCCGTCTATATCAATACCCCTATAAGATTCATTAACTTCAATACCACCTTTTGCTATTACTATATCGCCACTTTTTACTTCCATAGTTTCCCAGTGATGTATTGAATCTGGATCATCGTAAGTATTAGCAACATAGTCATTTAACGCATTTTCTCTTTTTGGCCATTGAGTGTATATATCAGTTATATTGTTCGATAGTAAAATAATCCAATCTAACTCTGGATCACCATAAAACTTTTGTGCGACCATATCAGGTCTCATTCCATCTGGAATATAATATTCATTAAACAGAGTGGCATATTTTGCCATCTTTTCAGGAAGAATTACTCGTCTAAAGATGTTTTTTACTTCTTTATACTTTACTTTTTCTTCTTGACCCGAATCTGCAACAAATACAGTTGGTAATTGATCGAAATATGCCATTTTTAGTATCCAGCAATTACATCTTGTTTAGTCATAATTCTAGTCTCTGAGAAATTTAGAGTTAGTTGGACAGCAGGTACAAGTAACTGTCTTGATCCTGTAGTCTCATCATATGATAAATCTGCAATAGCATCTTTAAAAGATACATATTGACCATCTGGTGTGTAATTTACAGTAACATTAGTGCAAACACATGGATGGAATCTATAATGTGGTAATCTTGTAATTGAATCTGTTCTTGGATCCATTCTTACAAATTCTAATAAAAACTTATCTGGGACTAATAGGAATCTACCAGATGTGTTAATTTGACCTGTAGTAGTTTGTGCAGTAAATCCATTAGTATTACCATTACTAGTAGTGGTACCATCTCCACTAGTGCCTTGTGATAATAAGTCAAGTTCTCCAGCATCTGCATCTCCAAGACAAGGCACAGTACCCATTTTTAAGTATTTAATAATACTCATAATAGATTCTGCATCTTTTTTATTACGAGCAAACATTTTAAAGTCAAAAGTGTGATTCCTAAAAGGAATTCCATTATAAACTTGCTCTGTAAAAGGATTCATAATCCTTCCCTTTGTTAGTGCTTGTAATGCACCACCAGTAACACCTGTATCCATACCAAGTGTTGATCCAAGGCTTTGAGTAATTGAAGCACCTTTATTATACGCCATTTCTGGAAATGCCGATGATGCTGCTGATTGTAATGATGATGTAATTGTATCTGTTGCATTTCCACCACCAGCAATACCAGCAGCAGTTTGTGCTGCTAGAACACCAAGAGTACCCATATTGATTTGATCATAATCCGCTTGGTAACTAGTAGTTAGACCAGGAGGTATATTCAAATATGCAATATTGGGACTTAAAGATGTAGAAACGTTATTGTTTGGAAGATTATCGCCACCATACCCATTTTGGGATTGTGCGTAGTTTGTTCTAAACCTCTGTATCCTTAAATAATCGGTTCTTCCTGTGGGAGCATCTTCACTATCAAGATAGTCTCCTTCAACAGGGGCTTTTAATGGATATTTGAGAATTGTAGAAGCCACCTAAATAGAATCAGCACTTACTATGTTATTTATGAGGTATCAGGGTCGTTATACACCTTCGAGACCAAGAAAGTATAAAGGTGATCCAAAAAATATCATTTATAGGTCATCTTGGGAATATAAATTCATGCGATGGTGTGATGATACACCTTCTGTGGCTGAGTGGGGTAGTGAGGAAATTGCAATTCCTTACATTTCTCCTACTGATGGTAAACGACATAGATATTTTCCCGATTTTTATGTAAAAATTGCTAACAAAAAATATCTAATTGAAGTAAAACCATTCAGACAGACGAAAGAACCTAAAACTCAAAAGAAAATTACTAAGACTTATATTCGTGAAGTTGTTACTTGGAGTGTAAATAGTGCAAAGTGGAAAGCAGCAACCGAATTCTGCAAAGACCATAATTGGAAATTTATGATAATAACTGAGAAGGAATTAAAGATCTAAAACTATGGATTTAAACGGAGCATCTAAGCAAACACCTAGAGCAAGATTAACCGAATTCTCTGAATGGTTTAAGGGTAATAACAATAACCCTAGCTTCAGTAATAGATATTCTGTGCAATTTAGCACACCTATTGTTTTTAGGTCAGGTTTTTATTATCCTACTAGTAAGTATTTGTTGGAAACTGGTGATAATGCCAAATATTTGAATTTGTATGCTGATACAGTTAATTTACCAAGTAAGCAAGTAACTACAGCATCAATTACGAATATTGGATCAGCATATAACTATGCAACATCATCTTCATTCAGTCAAATAAACATTTCATTTACATTACCTAGAAACCATAAGACTAGGATGATTTTTGAAAGATGGGTTCATCTCATGTCTCCTGATTCAAATCAGATGACTGATTATTATGAGAATTATACTTGCCCTCATCTTTATATCTTCAAATGGGAGAGAGGTGGAGGAGAAAAGATAACACTACCTGATGCAGTTAAAGCTTTCTTAAGGAAGATTGGAGTTGCGATATCTGATGTTGAGAGATATAGGGATGATCAGTTAGTTGGTATATATGATATAAGAAATGCATTTCCAATGAATATTGGAACAATGGCATTGAATAATGAGCAAGCATCTTTATTAAAACTTGATATTGGATTCTTCTATGAGAGATATAGATTCTATGGTGCTGACACTATTGACAACTTAGGTAGATCTTATCTCGTAACAGGTGAAACTGGTGTTACAGCAGATCTACAACAAGATCAGAATAACTCCTAAATATAATTACTGAATTGAACTTTATATGGCATTACCAAAGCTAAATGTACCTGAATATCATTTAAAATTACCTTCGTCTGGTAAAACTGTTAAATATAGACCATTTCTAGTAAAAGAAGAAAAACTTCTATTTCTTGCAATGGAAACAGGTGAGCAAAAAGATTTAATTAACGCAGTTAAGAACATTCTTTTATCATGCACTAATATGAAGAGTGTAAATAGTCTATCTACATTCGATATTGAATTTCTTTTCTTGAAAATTCGCACCAGATCTGTTGGTGAGAATGTGGATGTGTCTGTTACATGTCCTGATGATAATGAAACTGCAGTGAAAGTTTCAATTCCATTAGATGAAATTGAAGTTAAAAAAGATCCAAATCATACTAAAACTCTTAAATTGAGTGATGAAGTTATATTAACTATGGGTTATCCTAGTTTGGATATGTTTGTTAAATCAAACTTTACAGGTGAAGGTGTAACTGATATGGATCAAATATTTGAACTTGCAGCAGGTTGTGCTGAAAGTATTGCTGATTCTCAGCAAGTTTATCCATGCAAGGATCAACCAAAGAAAGAATTAATGGAATTCTTTGGTGATATGAATACCAAGCAGTTTCAAATGGTTCAAACCTTTTTTGAAACAATGCCTAAGTTATCACACACTGTTGAAGTGACCAACCCCAAAACAAAAGTGAAATCTGAAGTTGTGCTTGAGGGATTAACCAGTTTTTTCGGGTAGCCCTTCTACACAATAATTTAAGAACTTATTATGAGGCTAATTTTGCATTAATGCACCACCACAAGTGGAATATTGAATATATTGAAAACTTGATGCCTTGGGAGAAGGAAATTTACGTTAATATGTTGATAACATTCCTTAAGGAAGAGGAAAGACGTTACAAGGAGCAACAAGTTAGTGGCTAAAATAAAATCCTATAAATTTGTGAGTCCAGTCGTGGCAGCATCTGCTACTCCTGCGACTGAAGCTTCGGGTAACCTTTTAGTTGCTCAGAATAGGATTGGAAAAACTGTAGAAGGGATTGGAGCAACATTAGAAGTTATTGTATCAGGTAATAATTCATATTTGAAGTTCTTGAATGAACAAAAAAAGCAAAAGAAGAAGAAGATAAGAAGGCAGAGGGATTTAGCAGCAGAGAATAGACAGGAAGGTAAGAAACCTGGAACAACTACATCTGATAAACCCGAACCTACAGATGAGGAAGAAGAAGAAATAGAAGAGATAGAGAATCCATTTTTAGCATGGATTAATAAAACTATCGCACCACTTGCTAATTTTTTAAAGGATATTGTTGGATTAGTTATAGCTAAAGAACTTCTTGATTGGATGAAGGATCCTGCTAATACTGAGAAACTCAAATCTACTGTTGAAAAAGCAGGTGTGGTATTTGGCACTTTAGCCAAATGGATGGGAGGTTTTGCTAATAATGTTCTTGAAGGATTTACTACTTTAATAGATGGTGAAGCTAGTTTTTGGGAGAGGTTAAAGGGTTTTGGAGAACTATTAGTAGGTCTTGCAGGAATAAAGTATCTACTGAATCCATTTTCATTAATTAATGATATTATTTGGCTTTCTGGTCTGTTATCAGATATAAACCCCTTCAAAGGACCAGATGGAGATGAATTGAATAATAGACAAAAGAATAAGGGTGGTGGAGTAGATGGTGATGGTAATTATAAAAAGGTAAAAAAGAAACAGATAATTGATCCTGATGGCACTATAAGAAATAAACTTAAGTCAGAAATTAAACTTTCTGATTTGGGTTTAGATGATGATCAGATACGTGCATTTAAAAAGGCAAGAGAAGGTGGATCCACAGTAAAAGACGCACTTACTCAAGCAAGAAAGATTAAAGGTGTAAAACCTAAGAGTGGTTGGTGGAATAAAATAACAACTGCTACTGGTGATCTTATTGATTCTGTGAGTGATTGGGCTGTTAAAGGTTTTAATGATAATATGAAACGGATGGCCAATTTTGGTCAAAGTTTAAGAAATCAATATGATAATGCAACAAAAGCTGCTGGCGATTGGTTTGGTAAACAGGCTAAAAATGTACAGGATGGTATTAGTAAAAAGATAATGACTCCTCTTATGGAGTTTTTGGAACCAGCTTTAAAACCTATTTTAGCTTTGAAAGATTCATTAATGAAGAATCTAATGAAGATTCCTGGTTTGGAGAAGTTGCTTAAGAAAATTGGTCTTCAGTCTCTTGATGGTGCTGCAAGTATTGCTAAGAAAATGGGTGCTAAAGCATTGCCTTGGATTGGTGGTCTTATTAATATACTTTTTGCATATGATAGATTTGCTAGTGGAGACTTAGTTGGAGGTATAATTGAATCTGTATCTGGAGCATTGGATATTGCTGGTATGTGGCCAGGTTCTTTAGCACTTGATGCTTATATGTTTGGTAGAGATATGTTTCCTGAAACTGTAATGGGAGCAGAAGAAGGTTTGATAGATTTGGTACCTGGTGCAACTGCTGCTAAAGGTAAGATAGAGGGTGTTATAAGTAAATTGCCCGATTTAGGACAAATTATTAGTATGCTTACTGGTGGTGAAAAGGGTGAAAAGGGTCAATTAGAAAAGATTGATGCAACTGAAAGTATAGAAGGGAAGGCAATGGGTGGTTTAATAGGATCTGCCAGTAAATATGGTCAGTCTTCAATATCATCTATAAACCCAACTTCAGTTGGTGGAGTTTCTCCAGCATCACCATTTAAGAGGGTAGAGAAGAAACGTATTCCTTCATTCTCTGCAGAATTTGCTATGATGTCTAATGATATTGAATCTGTTCCAATTCCAATTCCAATTGCGTTTGCAGAAGCAGTACCTACTGCGGTACCAATAAATAGTCCTGCAGAAGTAATTGTAACAAGACCTTCACCTTTGCTTAGTAAGTAATGCCAAAAGTTGTCGCTAAAAAACCAGCAAAGATAGATTTTTACAAGTTTGTAAAACCTGAGAAAGCTCGTACAGGTGATAAAGCACAGAAAAGTCTTGTTGAATCTCTGAATAAAAATATAGAAGCAACTAATAATCAGGGATCTACTATAAATTCAATTGGAAATGTTCTTAAGGATTTTGTTGAAACACAAAGGCGTGTATTTGAGAGTATAAGTGCTGATGTGGATACTGGATTTGCTCCACAATTTACAGGACCGCAAACTGATGATGACGAAGAAATTGTAGAGGTTGAAGAGTTAGAAGGACCAAAAATGCCTGGTTTCTTGGAAGGGATATTTAATCTGTTTAAAGATTTTATGACCTTGGCTCTTGCTCAACCTATTATGCAATGGTTGTCAAATCCTGAGAATACTGCTAAAATAAAGAAGACTATAGAGGTTTTAGGTAAATTTTTTAAAGCAGTATCAACCTTTCTTGGCGATAGGATAGTTGGATTAATTGATAATTTATACACCTTCTTTGATCCTTCTAAAAATTGGTGGGAAAAATTAGGGAGTTTACTTGGAGGACTTGCTGATTTTGCAGGATTGTTTATTGCAATTAGATGGTTGACAAATCCATTAAAGATATTAGAAGATATTGGTACAGTATTTAAATTACTCATTAAAACTTTGACAGGGAGTAAGAAGAAATTGAAAAGTTCATTGAAACGAGCAGGTGTAGCTGGTCTACTTATAGGTGGTGGTCTATTAGCTTATCAGGCCATGACTAAAGAAGATCTTCAAGGTGAAGCTGGTAAAGATGGTGTAGACGCAGAAACGCCTGAAATGGCAAAAGGTGGTTGGATACAAGGTCCAATGACTGGATATCCAGTATCATTAGATGGTGGTAAAACTACTTCATTTATTGGTCATGGCACAGAATATGTTGCACAGAAATCAGGTGGTGGTTTTGTAGTTCCTGTTGATACACCAGCAACCAGAAATAATCCTGGTTTAATGGGTCAAAGAATGAGCGAAGGTCAGAATATGGGATTTAATATGGATACCTTCTTTGGTGGTAATTTAAATCCAGGTTTTGCTGAAGGTGGTCAAATTGACATTGACGGAACCAATGAAGAGAAGTGGGCACAAATTAAAGGTATGGCAGAGAAAGCAGGTGCTAAGTATCCCAATTTAGTTGCTGCACAGTTTGCTAATGAGTCTGATTGGGGTAGAGCAGTAGGTGGTAAGCATAATTATTACGGACTCAAAGCAGTGCCTGGCACTGGTGGAACAACAAGTGCAACTTGGGAAGAAGTGAATGGAAAAGTTGTTCCTCAAGATGCAGAATTTAAAAACTTTGAGAGTGCTCAAGAGGCAACTAATTACTTAGTGAACCGTTGGTATAAAGATTGGAAAGGATATAAGGGTGTTAATAATGCATCTGATGCCTCTGCTGGTGCTGATCAGTTATTCCGTGAAAATTATATGACTGACAGTAAGGCTCCTGCTAAATTGAAAACCTTACTGACAAACTATGCTGGTATCAAAGCTGTTGAACCTAAAGCAACTAAACTCGCAGATAAATTGATTGAACCTGTCAAGAGTGAAGAACTTAAGTCTGATGGTACTTCCAAATCTGAAGATACTAAACCAGTAAATCCTTGGGAAACTTTTATTAAGGGATTTCAAGATGCGTTTTCAGGTGGAACTCAAGGAGCATTAGATGGACTTTCTGGTTTATCATCTTCTCTTAGCTCAGCATTTAATCCTGTTGGAATAAAAGAACAATTGGCTAATATTACTTCAGATGGATCATCAGGATCAATGGGTAGCACAAAGACTATAAAGGAAGAGAAGGAAAAGGTTGATGCTGCAAAGACAGAGAAGAAGCAAGCACAAGTTACTATGATTCAGCAAGTCCAACAAATTGCTCAGGCTGCTAATGAAAAGGTTAAAGCAGTTGCTGCTAAACATGCAGAGCAAACTGCTTCAGCAGAAAATGCAGCAAAGAGTAAAAAACCAACTGTGTTGCCAACTGGTAATGCACATACTCAGGATTTGATTGCTGCATTGAATTCTGGAAACAATCCTCTAAAGGTGTTTAACTGATGCCAATAACAAGACAAAGTGCTAGTGACGTAAGTTTTTCTCTTAAAATTAGGAGAGATGGACAATATTTGCAAAACGCTGACGGTGCAAACAGTTTAGAAGATTTTGTTATGGCATGTAATATTGTTGAAGGTATTGATAGTGCAGGTATTTCTGCAGAAATTGTTCTACAAGATAGTGCAGGATTAATTAATACCTTTACTGGTAGTGAAGAATGGATAATTAGAATTGATACATCTACAGGAACTAAAGCATGGTCTCTTGTTACATATTCTATTGATAGTAGAGCAAGATCTGGTAATGCAGAGGCATATATGGTAAAAGCTGTAAGTTATGAGTTTTTACTTAATGAATGTACTAATATATTTGGTGCATCTGAGGTAATATTTAAAGATTCTGGTTCAAATAGAGCAAAAGATTTAGTTACATATCTTTTAGGTAAGGGTGGTATGCAAGGTCAACCAGATGGAGGTAGTGGAAAATTAACTAGGAAGAAGGTTTATATTGAAGATTCTAATAATGATCATAAGTTTATTGCTACTAACTGGAGAGCATTTGATACAATTTATTGGATAGGACAAAGATCTGTTAGAGGTGATAACCAAAATGGATACTTATTCTGGGAAAATACTTTCGGATTTCATTTTAAATCTATTGATAAAATAATTGAGGATGTTAATAATCAAGATTATGATACTGAGACTGATACAACACAAGGTGTAGCAAGGTTATATCGGTATAGTTATGAACCTAAACAAAGTGATGATATAGGAAATGATCATTTAAGAATTAAGACAATAGTATTTCCAGAAGAAACTAATTATCTACGTGGGATGAGAAATGGTGCATGGGCAGTTAATGTAGTTGCTTTAGATCCAATCGCTATTCCAAATTCTGAGGTATCACCAGAGCATAATACTGCAGGACCAACATATGTAACTACTATATCAGATGAGTGGTCTAAGATGTCTCATATTAGAGGTGGAGCTAATCCAGTAGAATCATATGGAAGTGCCACTAAGGGAATGGTTTTACATCCAAGAAGAATTAAATATGTTTTAAAACCTAATAGAATATTTGATCCTGCAGGATCAAAGGCAGACACACAGGTTTATAATAATACAGCACCAATGACTGCCTATCAGCATTTAAGAGTGCAGTCACTTAAGAATCTTCAGTTGTTAGTAACTGTTCCTGGAAATGTAGATCTATATGCTGGATATGGTGTAGATATCAATATCCCTGCAACGAAACTAAAGGGTGATAAGATGGTAAGAGATAAAAAGTATAGTGGTAGGTATGTTATTGCAGCAGTTAGACATAAGTATGATGGAAAGAGTATGGATACAGAAATGTTGGTTTACAGAGATTCAATACCACAAAACCCAACTTAATAGTATAATATCTAAATAATTGAGCAGATACACTTTTAATTATGACCCAAAAACAACACGATTTAGATCATGAAGTTTATCTTGATCCCAAAGACCATAAAGAACATATTAATCATGGCATGTTGGAGTATTCTGAGGCAGATCTAAAAGATGTCCATGCAGAGTATGATGAATATCATAAGGATGATAAAGTAGATAGTAATGATGGTAAGATTAATGATTACCATACGAGGCATGAAGATTCACATTTAGAAGTCTATTGTGACAATCATCCTGATGCTTTTGAATGTAGAGTGTATGACGAGTGATTTTGAAGAATACCTTTTAGGAAATTATAATAATATAAGACAAGCACAATCAAATCCTACGGTATATGCTCAACTGTGTGTTTCGTGGGAAGAGATTGATGGTGGGTATAGATCTAAGAACTATTATAGAAGAGATGGACCCAATAAACCTTATAGACAAAGAAATCATAAAATTGTAGAGATATCTGATACTGAAGTAATTGTTGAGAATTATGATCTTGAGTGGACAAGATGTGAATCTTGTGATATGATCTTTAAAAGAAGTGATAATGGTTGGCATGGGAAACTCTTATCGGAAGATAAGTGTATTGTCAGAGGTGCTAAACTTATTGCTGAGATTCATTTAACTGGAGATGGTCTTAATAGTAGAGACCGAGGTGAAGATGCTGAAGGTAATAAGATCTTTGGTGGAGATTCACTATATAAATTTAAACGAGGTAATTAAATGAATTATAGAGAACTCAGAGATAAGATAGGTCTTCTTAAAGAATCTGAATTAGACTCTGAGGTCATGTTGTATGATGACAAGTCAGGTCGTTATCATCCTCTTTCTAAATTAATAGTTAATAATATAGATCCTGATTTTCCTCCATTGATTTACATGGAGATGTATCATGATGAGATCTACAGCAGACCTGCATAAATAAATTTAAACATTCTCAGACAAATGAGTTCAGCTACAGTTGATGGTATTATAAATGAGCAGAGTACATCTTTCGCTGGTAAGGATGGATTCTACTGGTGGATTGGTGAAGTTGAATCTAATGAAGATCCATTAAATTGTAATAGGGTTAGAGTACGTATAATCAATTATTACACAAATCCTCAAGGTTCATCAGTTTCAAATTTACCAACAGAAAATTTACCTTGGGCAACAGTATTACAACATACTTGTCAAGCTGGTAATGATTTACAAGGTGAATCTTCTGGACAGTTGCAACCTCGTGCAATTGTTATGGGATTCTTCATGGATGGAGAGTCAGCACAAATGCCTGTTGTTATGGGTGTATTGCGAGTAAGGAAGGGTGAAACGGATACAGATAAGAAGTTTATGTTGACAGGTGAGGAGATACCAGATGGTATAGAAGCTAATGCATCTACTCAAGTTCCAGGATCAACTAGTACTACAAATAAACAGAATGAATCTAAAATAGATGGTAATAGTCTTAGAACAGTCCCAGGTCAAGGTGATGGACCAGGAGGTCCAGGATCTCCTTATGGTATAGGAACTGCTCCTGGTATTAATGGATCTAGTTTTAATACTCAGAAACCTACAACACCATCTAAACCTATTCCTACTGCATCAGGTACTGGTGGTCCTATTAAGTTATTAGAATATAAACTAACTTATTTGTTGGAAGATCTTGCAGCATCTGCTGGTAACTTAGTCAAAGCTGATGATGGTAGTTTTATTGATGTTATTGAGAATAAAGTTGTAACATTAGATAAACTGCTAGGAAAGATTAAAAACTTTATGGGTGCGGTGTTTGCTCAAGTTGTTTCAGCTCTTAGACAAGAACTTGATATACTTGTGCAGAAAATTACTGATGCAGCAGTAATGGGTACATCATTCCTTGGTATTCCAGGTGTAACTTTTGCTGCTATTAAATCTGCACTTAGTGCTATATTGAGTGTTATCTGTGGTATTGATAATAAAATCATAGACTTTATTAATAATCCTATAAGTGCTTTAACTGGTATTATTGATGGAATTGTTGAAGGTCTTATTTCTAAAGCAGAAGCAGCTCTTCAAGGTGTCCAAGATGTTATTGATTCAATTATTTGTTCAGTGCAAAGTATTCTTGGTCAAGTTTTAGGTATCATTCAATCAGTAAAAAACCTTGCTAATTTGGGAGGTAAGGCAAAAGAAATTATTGAGATGTGGGAAAAGGGAAGTAAAATCTTCAGTCAAGGTATGGATGTTGTAAGTAATGGTATTAGTGGATTGGTTGGAATATTGACATTTTTCCTTAGTTTATTTGATTTTGGTTGCAATCGTGAAGCACATGGTGGTAAAGCTGATGTTGGGTGGTATCCTTTCTTTGGTACTACATCTTGTACTCCAGAAGCATTAGCAGCATTACCATTAGGTAGTGGGTTTGGTTCTTGTGGTGATGGAAGTGCGACTGGTGGAAAATCTTCTGGTGGTGGATTCTTAGATTCATTCTTTGAAGAAGCAGATCAATATTTAACAACTGCTAAAAACTTTGTTAATGGTGCTTATAATCTTCAGATGGGAACACCAGGAAGACAAGCAACTATTGTTAAGGATGCTTCTGGTAAGACAACTACATCAATTAAACAGAATAATGCAGCATTAGCAGAACATAAGGCATTTGCAGAGATTAGGAAGCAAAATCCTGATCTTACTGATGAAGAAGTTCAAGCACAAGTAGCTGCTTATATACAGAAAAATGCATCTTCATCACCTGAACAAGAGGGAAACTTTGTTGCTGACCATACTTCATATCCCAATAACCATACTCAAGAAGTGCATGGTGATGATTGTAAAACTGTTGATGGGGATTATTGTAGGACTATCGATGGTGACTATCGTTTAAAAGTTACTGGTGACTGCCATCTCGAAGTTGGTGGTGGATTCTTTATGAATGCTCAAGGTGCTCCTAAGCAAGCTGATGCACAAGGTAAAGATGCAGAAGATAAGGATAAGATTCAAAAGCATACCATAGCATTTGGATCAGATTTGGATGTTGCGGTTAATGGTGCTGATTTCAAATTGAATTGCATCGCTGGAGAGTTTGGAATGAGAGATATGAAGGTTGCTTGTAGTACATATGAGAACTTAGGTCAAACTTCAACTTTCTCTGGTGGTGAGTTTGTGATTAATGCTGGTAATGCTATCACAATGAATACCAAAACACTAACACAGGCAGTTAATATTACTAATCCTATTGGATTGGGTGGTTATACTTGTACTGTTGGTGGACCTATAACATTCGTACAAACACCAGCAATGGCAGGTGGTTTACCACCATTTACAGCAACGACACCAGGACCAATGGTCTTCAATGCTGCTGCAGCAGGTATTTCAATGAATGTTGCTGCTGGTGCTTGGGCGGTCAATGTAGCGTCAGGTGCTGCTACAATAAACTGTGCATCAGGTGCGATTTCATTAACTTGTGCAGCAGGTGTAATGACTTTGACTGCTGGTGCAACCTGTAAAGTCACTGCTGGATCTATTTTCTTGAACTAGTTGACAGCACCCATATCCCATGTTATACTACGGAGGTAGTTGAGGATGTCTGAATTGGAACACGTTTACATCAATTTCTCAACTAGAGAAGTTACTCTCGAATCAAATGAGGGTGAACTAAGAACTGTTGCTTGGAAATGGGATCGAGAAGGATCCGAAGGATTTGCTGAAACAGTACAAACTATTGAAGCAGTTACTGATCCAGAGCAACGCACGTATCAAATTGCATCAGTTGAGTAATGGTTGACATTCAAGAAGTAACACAAAAAGAGGCAGAAAGTAATTTGCCCTTTATGTTGGCTATGTGTACTAGAAATCGTACTGTATGGAGAATTGTACAGGAAGATGGATCTGTTTCTCTATTGAGTCCTATGATTCAGTCTGGTCCACCTATAGATGAAGAAGTTATGAGTCAGGTAGAGGAATTTAAAAAGGAATTAATTGCAACTGATGAAAAATGATTGCATATGTGATTGATGATCTGTTTGATATGCAATATCTTGCAGATCTTGAACATACTATACTGGAAATTCCAGTTAAAGCGACCAATGTAGCAAATCCAATTTCCTTTCCTCATGGAAGGATTGGTAGTCATAGACTATTTGGTGAATGTATATTTGATAGAGATGGACTCAATCGAGTTGAAACCTTACATAAAGAATCTAGTAAATTTTTTGATACTTTTGCTATTATAGAACAAGAGGTTTTTAATTCTTCTCTTTTTCTTAGGAGGATGGATTTTAATCTTCAATATTATGGTCAGGATGGTACTACTCATATAGATGGTAGTAAAGAGAATGAATGGACCATCATGCTCATGACTAATACTAAATGGAAATCTGAATGGGGTGGTCAATTTCAACTGTTAGACGGTGATGAAGTTGTAGAGCAGCATGATTATATTCCAGGTAGATTGATTATCTTTCCTGGCCAGGTACCTCATAGAGGTCTTGCCCCTTTGGATAGATATGCTTTTAGGTATACACTTGTCTTTAGGGTTTTCATAGATAACCCTGATGTTATGAGAAAACATTTACCTCATTTCAATTCTAGAAGACTTGACAAGGAGGAATAAACCATATATAATACACACAACAGGGCAAGACGATGCACCTCAAAAGTCACGAAACACCGAGAAAACGAGGTCGCAACACTAAGTCACCTAAAAGTCCTGTTGCAATGAAGCAAGCAAAAGCAAGACTTCAATCACTTAAACGCAAATTGGGTATTATTAGATGATGGGAGAGTACAAAAGATCTCTAAGTAGAAGGAGTGCTCCCTATAAATTCGTAGTAGTCGGTGGAGGAACAGCAGGAGCAATAGTTTCAACTTGGTTAAAGGCGTATTGGGGGGATTCAGTCAAAGTATCAGTTGTTTATAATCATGCAAAGCCGAATATAGGTATAGGTGAGAGTCTAACACCGATGATGATAACGTATTTAGAACGTGTTGGGATAACTCCAGAAGAATTAATCAAAAATTGTAATGCAACAGTAAAATTAGGGTTGAAGTTTAAAAATTGGACTGGGGATGGTAGTCATTTCTATCATCCTTTTGCTTGTTTAGCTGATAGATGGAATAGTTATGGATTTGAAGGAGCGTATGGAGTAGTAAATGGTTGCTATGATAATGATGATACTTATGGTAATAATATACTAGAGGAAAATAAAGTTCCATTAAATATTTTTAATGAAGGTTCTTATACTCTTCACATAGATGGAGTATTGACTAGTAAGTATATACTTGAGAAATATAAAGATAGACTCACCATCATCGATGATATAATTGTAGATATTACTAAGGATAAAAATGGGCATATACAACAAGTAATTGGTAATAAAGGTGAGTATGATGGTGATTTCTTTATTGATGCCACAGGTTTTAGTAAATTACTCTTTAAAAAGTTAGATAATAATAAGTGGTTAGATACAAGTGATTGGTTGCCTTTAAATAGGTGTATTCCAAATCCAATTTTTCGTGAACATAAAACGATACCAGTTACTACTACGTCAGAAGCTACAGATAATGGATGGATATTGCAAGTTCCATTGAGAAATAGAATAGGAGCAGGTTATCTATTTTCAACGGAGTTTA